CAAAATACTCAAAGAAGGCAGATGTTACTGGTGATGAAAAAGGTCTTGGATTGAATATCTGTGTTGCGATATTGGAAGAGCATGGTTTCAAATTAAGTTGTGAGAAGACTGAAAGTGGGACTAAAATGAAAATAAAAATAAAATAAAGAAAAAGAAAAACATGATTGATTCAATTTTGTTAGTGGATGATGAGGATTTGTTCCACTTGGTATTTGAGGACAGTTGTTCCTTGTTAGACATTACTTTGTCATTAAAGAGTTTGAATAGTTCAGACGAAGCTGCTAAATTATTCGCTCAGTGGCAGAAAGACCCTGACGGAAGACCTGAATGTGTCTTTGTTGATTTAAACATTATCGGTTCATCGTTTGACGGTATTGAACTTATCCGTAAAGTTAATTTTGAATATGGTAACCATGTTGTTATTGGTATTATATCCTCAAGTAACGAACCTGAAGAACAAGCTAAAGCAGTGCAGGCAGGCGCTCAGTTTTGGATTATCAAGTCAGATGATATTGAACCAAGATTAGAAGAGTTTAAAAAAGATTACGACGCATACAAAAACAGAACCGCACCATTTAAAGTTTATAAATGATAGTATTAGATAAAAATACAAAGAAGATATTGATTGAAACCTTTAAGACCAAGAATATTGGTCTTGAGGGTAACATTACTAAATTAATAGATGCTGAGGATGATGTAGAATTCAAGGAGTATCTTAAAACTTGTATTGAAAAAGATACTGCATTACGAAGAAAACGTTTGGAAATGACCAAACAAGTTCAAGTTCAGAACAAAGATTTAACAACCTTAAACGAGGAAAATCAAAGAATTTTAACTGAATTACAACAAACATTAGATAGTGTTGAGGAACAGAAGAATCAGATTGAAGTTCAAAACCGAGAGTTAGTTGCTTGGAAACAAGATAATGAAAGGATTGGCGCTGAACTAGTTGAAGCAATGAAACAATCTGAATTGGCGAGGGTTGCCGCTGAAAACGCCAAGAACGAAGCGGAAAACAATTTAGATGTAATACAAAAGAAAACTCAATTTGAGTTGATAAACAATATTGTTAGGGTTGCTCTTTATGTAATCATAGGGGTTGGAACCATAACTACTGGAATATATGTTTATTCTATGACAATAGGAATGGATACCGATATCATCGGCTCCACTTGGAGTAATATGTTTGGTATTCTGTTAACAAATAGTTTCAGTATTGTGGGAACAATACTTGGGGTGAAGTATGGTGCGAGTCCTAGCAAGGAAGATAAATAAATAAAAAAATAAAAAAATGAGTAGATTAAAAAAGTTAATTTTCGGTGAAACTCCGTATGTGAAGGTTGAAGATAAAAATCGTTTTTATTACATGCTTCAACAGATGCAAGCAAATAGATGGAAGATAACAATGATTGTATTGTTCTTATTCTTTTTCATTATTGCAGGTATAAACTCCGCAGTATTTTTCGGTGTGACAATTGAAGAAAACTGGAAAGAAATGTTATTGATATTGTTCGGAGCATTTGTTGGTAACCTTAATAAGGTTGTTGACTATTGGTTTAACTCTGAAGATAGAGACAAGATGTTAATTCAAAAGGTTGACGAGGAAGATGGAACATCACTATCAAGTGCTGTGGAATACCCAATGACACCAAGACCACCACAACCACCAGTTGTTGTAGTAACACAAGTTAAAGAAGAAACTCCTGTGGTTGTTGAAGAACCAGTTGTTTATACTGAACCTGAAGTATATGAGGAACCAATAGTTGAGGAATACCCAACAGAGGAACCTACACAAGAAGGTGAGGAAAATATTTAATAAAAAAAACCATCTGATAGGGTGGTTTTTTTTTTTGTGATATATTTATATATAAATTAAAAACCTAAAAAATTATGAAAAAAGTTATAAGATTAACAGAATCAGATTTAATACGTTTAGTTAAACGTGTTGTTAGAGAACAAGAAGAATGGTCACAAGATGACGAAGATAAAATTAAATTTCTTGGGCAACAGCGAAGCAACCTTATGAAAAAGGGTGAAAATATTCCTTATCTAAAAAATTATGCAGTGGATGGGGAATATACTGATGATTCATACGATAGATTTAAACAAGATTTTGATAAATGGGATGAAGATAGTGGATATAATGAGTTAGGTAGACAAATTAAATCTATTGCGGATAGAAGACCGAAAATTCAAGAACCTGGTATTACAAAAGAAAATAAATGGGAAGTTATTGGACAACTTCAGGATAAAATACAAAAACTTAACAATGAAATACCAAGATATGATGTAAATTCTGATGAAGATTTTGAGTCAGTGTATGAAAAATATTTAAAATGGCAAAGTAAAGTTGATAGTATCAAAGATAGAATAGGTAGGATTATGAAAACTAACGTTTAATTAATAAAGATTGTTGAAAACCCCCACTTGAAAAGGTGGGGTTTTTGTTTTATATTTGTATCAGTTACAAGAGTTCTTTGAAATAAATAAAGAGATAATATTATGGAAACAACTTATTTTGTTTTAAGTTGATAGATATTTATTTAAAAAAAGTATGAATGAAATAGTAAGTTGTGTTTACACCATTACATCACCTGTTGGTAAGGTTTATATTGGTAGTACTTGTCACTTTAAAAGACGTATGTGGGAACATAGTAAATCAAAAGGACATCGTAAATTAAGTAACTCTATTAAAAAATATGGATGGGATTCCCATATTCCTGAGATTATTCATATTTGTTGTATTGAGGACTTACGACATCTTGAGATAAAATATAAGGAAGAATTTGTAAGTATTTGTGGATGGGATAACGCATTATTTTTAAAAATTGATGATGCTAGTTCTTACACACGGACTGAGGACTTCAAAGACAAAATGAGACAAATTGCGATTACTAAATGGAGAGAATTACCGAATACTATGGGTATGTCCGGAAAAAAACACAATAAAAATAGTAATGAAAAAAGAGTTGTTACTAAAATTAATAATGGGACAATCAAACATACTGAATTAACTAAAAATAAAATATCTAACGCTAATAAAGGTAAAAAACATTCGGATATAACACGAATAAAAATATCGTTATCTAAAAAGGGTAAAACAATATCAGAAGAACATCGTAAATCTTTAAAAATTCCTAAAGGACCACAAGTTAAAATAGTGTGTCCATACTGTTTAAAAGAAGGTGGAAATGCAATGAAGAGATGGCATTTTGATAATTGTAAAAATAAATAAAAAGATAAAATAAATAAAAATGGAAATGACTTATTATTTTGTTTTAGGTATGCTCTCGGTTGTTGCTCTAATTTTTATTGGGGTAATTACTTGGGGTATGTTTAAGATTAGTAAACAACAAACAGAAATTGGAAATCTGAAAGAAGATATCCAACAATTAGTGAGAAGAATTTCACAAGAAATAGAAGATACGACTCGTCGTATTGATAGTGAAAGACAATACATTCAATCTGGGGTTAGAGAACATAATGACAGATTGGAAAGACAAATTACAGATATTTGGAGAGGTATAACGGATTCTATTTCTGAATCCAACTCATATACTGACAAACGAATTGATAAATTAATTGATACATATGATATCAAGAAAGAAAAAGACCTTTTAAAAGGATAAAATAAACATAAAGAACTCTTGTAACTTTTTAAAAAAAAATATATTATGAAAACTTTCAAAAAAATAATGGGAATACTTCCCTTAATCGTTGCTCTTTACCTTTTTGTGGTATTGTTGATTTCAGCATTTACAGGAACTAAAATTGAAGAATATGTTGATGTTAAGTGGTGGGGATTGTTCCTTTTAGTTGACCTTTGGGCTGAACAAAAAAATAAGAAGTTATATGAGGGTGAATAGAAAAAACGCATTATCTTTGTCGTATGATTTTAAAGATTGAACAAGACATAAAAGGGGTATTCCCAAACATTTGGATATGTTCTGACCCGCACTACAACCACAAGAACATTTGTAGAGGAACGACTAATTGGAGAACAACAGATAACGAAATTCCTGTTGACCAAACTCGTAACTTTGATACGATTGAACGAATGAACCAATCAATCGTTGATGGTATCAATTGGAATGTGGGTCAGGATGACGTATTGATTTGTCTTGGTGACTGGTCTTTTGGTGGGTTTGAGTTCATCAAACAATTCAGAGATAGAATTGTGTGTAAGAATGTTCACTTGGTACTTGGTAACCACGACCACCACATTGAAAGAAACAGAGAGAACATCCAATCAATCTTCAGTTCTGTTTGTGAATATCTACGAATTGTTGTGATGGAACCTGTGAAGAAAAATGAAGCAAAACGTCACGAGTTTGTATGTATGCACTACCCAATTCAAAGTTGGGACGGGATGAACAAAGGGATTATTCACCTTCACGGACACGTTCACCTACCAAACGGTAGAAAGTTCGGTAATGGAAAGAAAATGGATGTTGGATTTGACGGACACCCTGAGTTCCGACCTTACAACTTATTGAGAGAAGTATTACCTTTGATGAAAAATCGTGAGCAGTTGTCGGATATGCCGAATGACCACCACCTTGAAAGATTGTTAAACGCTGATAAATAAAAATTATGAAAATATATTTGGATGATGTTGTTTGATTTTTAATGGTTTTAAGATATTTATTATTAAATAATAGATATGGAAAAAAAATGTGGAATTTATAAAATAACGAACATCATAAATAATAAAGTTTATGTTGGAAGTGCGGTAAATGTAACCCATAGGTTTAAAACTCATGAAACATTATTAAAACAAAATAAACATTTTAATACTCATTTACAATCTTCTTACAACAAGTATGGTAAAGATAATTTCAAATTTGAAATTATTGAGTTATCTTCTAAAGATATTCTATTAGAAAGAGAAACTTTTTGGATAACTTTTATGAATGCAAATAATACTAATTATGGATATAATAAAAGATTATTAGTTAATAGTAATTTAGGTATTAAATTATCCGAAGAAACTAAAAGAAAATTAAGTCAAAGTCATTTAGGTCATAAACGAAGTGACGAAGCTAATAAAAAAATAATTGATTCACAATATAAAACTATTTGTCAATTTGACATGAATGGTGAATATATTAGGAGTTTTAATAGTTTACAAGATGCTGCAGTTTTTTTAAATGTTAAGTATACTACATCTATTACTGCGTGTCTTAAAAAAAGATTACCTTCGGCATTAGGTTTTACTTGGTGTTATGAGAACGAGAAAGAAACTTTTAAACCTGAACCATTAAAACGAACTAGTACTAAGAAAATTAAAATAAAGGTAACTTGTATTTTAACAGAAAAAATTACTATATTTGAATCAATAAATGACGCTTCAAAAAAATTAAAAATATCATGGAACATGATTGGTGAAGCGATAAAACAAAAAGAATATAAAAATCTAATATGGGAAAAGATATGACAAGTAATCGTATTCGTATTTATCTTGATGATGTGAGAACGCCAGTTGAAAAGGACTGGCAAGTTGTTAGAACTTTTTACGAACTGGCTGACTTGGTTCAGAAGGTTGGTTTGGATTATATTGATGTTATATCATTAGACCACGACCTTGGGGATAGTGCTATGACTGAGTATTACACAAACGTTTCACCTAACTATAAATTGAGTTATGAAAACATTGACGAGAAGACTGGATACGATGCTGCGAAGTTCTTGGTTGACGAATTCTATAAACTAAACCCTGAAAGATTGGAGATGGGTTATTCCAACCGAAAGAGAGAACCAATTAAGTTCCCTGATGTTTATACTCACTCAGCTAATCCTATTGGTAGTGCTAACATCATGGGTTATATCAATAACTTCTTGATGAATGAGGGTAAACCACAAAATTGTATCAGAGTTCAAATACCACATACCGTATGACACTAACAAGTAGAATAGAGTTAACTATCAATCTTACGATTGACCAGCGTTTGGATATCATTAAAAAGATTGACCAACACTTTGATATTTTAGATTTCGGAATTGGACCAGTACCTGATGATGTTGATGAACAGGACGAGAACATCCATCGTAGGATTGATAGTTTCTACCCAGGACTTCCAAGAACTACAAAAGTATATTACACAATTAATTAATATGGGTTACGCAATTTCTATGGTATTTTTTTGGGTATTCCTGATTAGTACTAGCTCACTTTTAGTTATTATTTTTGGAACTTATTTGTCCAGTAAGACAAAAGGTAGTAGATTTGACAAATGGTGGAGACGAAATATCGTTGATGATATACCTGAAGAATTAGAAGATTAAAATATGAAAACACTATATATCGTAAGAGGAGTACCAGGAAGTGGTAAGAGCACATTTGCCAAATCTATTGGTGGAATACACATTGAGGCTGACCAATTTTTTATGGAAAATGGTAAATATAATTTTGATATTACCAAAATCAAATTGGCTCACAAATACTGTCAAAACCAAACTGAAGCTTGGATGAAAACCGATGGAGCACAAGTTAATAATCATAAGATTGTTGTTTCAAACACATTCACACAAGAGTGGGAAATGAAACCTTATTTTGAATTGGCTGAAAAGTACGGGTACATTGTGTTTACAGTAATCGTTGAAAATCGCCACGGACATAAGAATATCCATGATGTTCCTGAAGATAAGATACAACAAATGAAAGATAGATTTGAATTCAAATTAGTATAAACAATGATTGATAACATTGAATTAATAAAAGATTTAATGAACTTTGAAAACGAGGGAGATTTCTATATGCTCTACGTATTCAAACGAAAAAAGGACCAACCTGAAGGTGAGAGAGACAATCACCAATCAGTTCGGACTATTAAAACTTATTGTGTTGAAAGTATTGAATACTTGGAAAAACGATACGATGAGATTAAACAACTCTGTGAGATGTTTAAAGCTCGGGCGTATATCCACGTTCAAAAACAAAATCATAAGGATGTCTCTTTGGATATGATGGTATCTTTAGCTGAAAGAATTCGTAATGGACAGAACATTCAGAAAGGTTTATTTGACTCAGTTGTTGGGCAGATTAAAACTTATGAAAAGAGGTGGATTGTAGATGTTGACACTAAAGATGAGACTGAATTAAATGCGGTTAAGTTTGCAATCAATAAGTTTTGTAATCCTGAAGGAGATAAGATTCATTCAATCATCCCAACTAAAAATGGTTACCACATCATTACTGATAGATTTGATGTGATGGAATTTAAAAAACACTTTTCTGAAATAGAAATACAAAAAAAGAATCCAACTTTATTATTTTTACCTAATTCATTATGTTAATTTCATTTATCATTATTTTCATCCATTGGATTGCCGACTTTGTATTACAAACTGACTGGCAAGCCCAAAACAAAAGTAAGAACAACTTTGCTTTATTAAGTCATACATCAAATTATTCAATGGTGTGGTTGTTACCTATGTGTTTTGTCTTTGGTATGATGAAAGAAGGTGCGACAACTGAATGGATTGTTTGGTCTACTTTATATTTTAGTATGATTACTTTTGTTGTTCACACTATTACCGATTACTTTACTAGTCGTCTGAATAGTAAGTTGTGGGCGGCTGGTAAAGTTCATTACTTCTTTGTTAGTGTTGGTTTTGACCAAGTGTTACATTATGGTCAGTTATTTTTAACGTATCATTATTTGTTTAATCGTTAATTGTTTTGTATCTTTGTTAAATGAATGAAGTTCTAAACAAATATTTTGAGGAAGGGTTGGTGTATAAACAAATACATCCAACTCTTCCTTTGACTATATGGAACTACACTGAAAAGGTTCAGTATGAAGGTTTATGGGATGATGTTACTTTACAAACTCGTGGGTTAGTTACTGACGACAAAGGTAATGTTGTTGCTCGTCCATTTAAAAAGTTCTTCAACATAGAAGAAGAAAGACACACTCCGACTTCTGAGTTTGATGTCTACGAAAAGATGGATGGTTCACTTGGTATATTGTTCAACTATGAGGGACAATGGGTGATGGCAACTCGTGGTTCATTTGCTTCTGACCAATCATTAAAAGGTTTCTTCATGTTACAAAAGTATGACTTCAAGAAACTTCATAAAGATTACACTTACCTGTTTGAAATAATATATGATGATAACCGTATAGTTGTTAAGTATGATTATGAGGACTTGGTATTACTTGGTATGATAAATACTGAAACTGGTTATGAGGTTGACTTGTATGGTGATGGAGTTGATGTTAGATTTAAGAACATGGTTAACAATCTTGGTTTCAAAGTTGTCAAAAAATACGATGGAATTCGCGATTATAACGAATTGAAGGATAAAGTTGAACAAAACGCTGAAGGATTTGTTGTTCGTTTTACTAACGGAGATAGAATGAAAGTTAAGGGTGTGGAGTATCTTCGTCTTCATAAACTTATGACTAATGTATCTACCACTTCTGTTTGGGAAATGTTGAGTGAGGACAAAGATGTATTGGAAATACTGAAAGATGTCCCTGACGAATTCTATAAGAAGATAAAGATGTATGTTCAAGAGTTAAGGTATAACCATTATCAGTTTGGAGAACGTGCTGGTAAGATATATCAGTATTTCAGATATGGTAAGTATGGGGACAGAGACACTGAACCATCAAAGAAAGAGTTTGCTCTACACTTACAAAGAAATGATACTCACCCAAAGATAAAGGCATTATGCTTTATGATGTGGGATGGAAAAAGTACTGATAAAGTAATATGGAATTATTTAAAACCCGAATATAAAAAGTTATGAAAAAGATTTTAACATCCCCTTGGACATTGTTCTTCGTGTTCGTCGCAACAGTAATGTCGTTAATTGTAATTGCGTCTTATGATAAACAAAATGGTTATCATTATACTGAGGCTCATTATGTTATAAAGGTTGAGAGACACCGACCACAGAATGTTCACGAAGAGATGAACTTGTATTATGATATCACACTTGAGAATGGTGTAGATATTAAATCACTTAGACAGGTATCTGTTGGTGATACTATCTATTTTGATATGTATAAAGTTGGAAAGTAAGTAATTTATTTGTATATTTGTTAAATGTTGAAAGTAACCCTAATATCAGATACGCACACCAAAGAACGTAACGTTCTTGTGAATGGTGGTGACTTGATTTTACATAGCGGTGACGTTATGAACTCAGGTTACAATTGGGAAGATTTGTATGACTTCTTAAATTGGTTCAGTGAACTACCATATAAGATGAAGGTATTCATTCCTGGTAATCACGACAGATACATTGAGGACAAACCATTTGACGCTTGGAAGATGATTCGTGAGTTTAACGACAAAGGTGTTGTTTGTTTGATTGATGACTTCGTTGAGTTTGAGGGATTGAAAATCTATGGTAGTCCTTGGCAACCTGAGTTCTACAATTGGGCATTCAACCTACCACGTAATGGTAAGGAGTTGGAAGAGAAGTGGGCAAACATTCCTGACGATACCGACATCTTGTTAACACACGGACCGGCTTGGGGTATCTTGGATACCGTAGTCAATCGTCGTGACGTTAATCTTGGATGTGAGATGTTAGCAAAACGATTGGAGACATTACACCCACTAATCCATAGTTGTGGACATATCCACACAGGTTATGGGTATGTTGAGAAGAACGGGACACATTTCTTCAACGCATCTATCTTGGATGAGCGTTACCGTCACAACCAAAAACCTTTTGATATCACAATTGATGTTGAAAATAAAAAAATAGAAATACTATGATTGAAAAATTAGTTAAAAACAGAACTCCGTACCTTGGTAAAATGGTATTAAAGTTTGAGAAACATCCATACTACACAAGTGGTAAAGATGGTAAATTAAATAAGGTTCACCTTAATTTAGGGTTTACCAAATTAGTGACTAGGTTCAAACCAAAACAGGTTATGGAAGGTTACTCAAATATTGACCCCAAGAAGATTGAACTGATTGAGAAATACACTGGTGGTGTTATTGGAACTCATACTTTTGGAAAGGATGACGAATATACTTTGGATAATTCGTTTTTGACAAAGGATGGTGTGTATATTGGTGATATTGATACTGCTTGGTGGTATTACATTAACAAATTCTATGTTTGTAAAGAATATCCGCACGGAGTTGCCATCAAACTTAAAAGTTATGAACCAACTATTGTATTGAAAAATTCAATTGAAGATGAATATGAAAACTTTGTAACAGAACAGATTGAGAGCGATAATGTTGAAGGGTTCCACGGATATACACATCGTGGAGGTTCAACATTCAAGATTGGAGACAGATTGTTTGAGGCGGATTATAACCCAATTGTTGATGATTACGATAGAAAAGAGTTTGAGAAGTATTGGGAAAAATATGGTAAGTCATACTCAAAGGCTGACGACTTTGATAAAAAATCTATTTATGGTGATGGAATCAAGGCGGTAATACCGTTTAACCGTAGAGGTAAACAAGTCATTAAAGATTGGAACCAAGCAAGACAAGCCGCGATTAACATATCAAAAGATTTATCGTAATGACAGGAAAGATTTACAAGACAAGTAAAGGGTGGTACTTGGAAACCAAAAATAATGACTACCTACCAATTTATCCTAAACAGGAGATTAAAGATGTAAAGATTGGTTCTAGAGTTAATTACGAAGTCGTTGAAAAAGAAAATGATGGAATGGGTTATACCGAGACATATCAAATAATCAAATACGCAAAAATACTATGAAGATAATACCATTCTTTGATATGACTTGGTCTGATGAGTTCAAACAAGTTTCAATTATCCCAACAATCTTTATCACCAAAAGTTATGGGAATAGATATAATGTCTGTATAAACTTCTTATGTTTTGATTTTGGATTATGGGTAATACGAAGAAAATGAATGTAATTGAAGATTTAAGTAAGTATGAAGATTACCTTACCGTTGGTAAGTTAAGAAAGTTCTTGGAAGAACACCCTGAACTACCTGATGATGCTTTGGTTCTAACGCAACGAGTGGAAGACAAGTACTATGAGGAAAATGGTTGGGGTGTTGTGTTAAAAGAAAGTGCTTGGTATGAAACAGAACAAGAACAATACCATCCAGCTTGGTGTTGTGTTAAATATAATAATGACAATAACCTTTACATAGATTTACACTATTGATATGAAGAAAATTAACGGAGAAGTATTATCAACTCACCCATTCCCGGATTCAGAGTTTGTTCAGGACATAATTTATTACGACGCACCAATCCTGTCGTTATATAAGTTTGAGGACAGATTGTTCTTGTGGTATTGGATGGACACCAGCGAAATCATGAACCGATGGAGCGTGATTGAAACAACCATGGACAAATTGAAAACATGGAAAGAGAAAGATTATGTTTGGGAATTTGTTGAAGATTGTATTTTGAATAATGAAGTTTATTTCATAAATTTGGACACAGAAAAGAAATTTGTTGTTGGGTGGAAGTGTGGTGTAGATGAATTAGTTAACTACGATTAATAATTAAATAAATAAATATATGTCAAAAAAATCAGTTATTTTATCAGTCCTTGCGTCTGTTGTCCTTGTGTTATTCTTAGCATCATTTGGGTTTATGATATCTAAAATGTTATATCAAGATAGACCTGTTAAAGAGACACCTCAGTTTGAAGCACCATCATGTGATGATGAATGTGATTACGATGATGACGACAATGAATTTCAAACATTAGATACGTGTTTAAGTAGTGAAGAGATGTATCCGGCAATAGTTGTTGATGTGACTATTGACGAGTATTATGGTGAAGGGAAATACTATGCGGTGACTACACAAAATGGTATCCTTTATTATACTAAAAAGAAACCAAAAATTGGTGATACCGCAATGTACGTGGATGATAACCACAACATCATCAATTGTGACATGAATAAATAATAGAAATTATGGATAATTGTTTGGAAGTTAAGACAATAGCTCACGAAATTACAACGGCTCTAAAATATTTTGAAAAAGAAAAATTTGGATTTGAAAGCCGTACTTTAACGGTTCTACCTGAGGTGGAACAATCAAATGATGAAATCATAATTCCTGTTATCACAAAAAATAATAAACAAATAAAAATATCTATATCAGTAAATGAAACTGTTTGATGTAAAATTAGGAAAATGTATTGTAGGATTTTACTACAAAACATTATGGACGGATAATACTTTGAAGCAAAGTAATTATCGTCACGTTGGGGTTTATACCTCAAGACACTTATCGTATGTGTGGAATAAAGATGAAAAAACAAAAGAGAAGAAACGAGAGTCAACCTATAACTTTGGGTTAGATTTGTTTGTAGCTCGTCTGTGGATTTCGTTTAACTTCAACAAGAAGAAAGTTAATAAAACAAAAGAAGACAAACGAAAATTTGTTGAACCTTTAACTACTGAAGAAGTTGTTTGGGAACAATGAAAAAGTATATCCACGTAAATCAACACAAGATTAGGTCCAACAAGAAGAATGATACTTTGGAACCTGTGATTACCATCAAGGAAGGTAGGAAGAACACCTACTGTTCTGAGGTGGAAATCTTGGGACCTAGTCGTGTTGTGTATGGTGGTAATGAAAAGACATTGTTGTCCTGTGGGGCACGTGTGATAATTGAAACTGAATCGGAAATTAATATCATAAGATAATGGCAACACTTGAATCACAGTATTGGAAGTTTTTGGAAGACAACCCTGGCTCAACTTTAACATTTGAGCAATGGAATGTTGAATTGGCTAAACGAATTAAAATGGGTTTTGAAAACAGGAAAAATAATTTAGATGAACAACTTGAGGAGATTGAAATGGTCCGTTATAGAATGGAGGATGAAGGTTTCCATTACTGTTTCAAACATTACTCATCATTCAAAGAAGTTCAGGATGAAAAGTTCCACGAATTGAGAAAAAAGTATTTGGAGATATCTCACGAGCTTGAGGAGTATGTTCATTCAAAGATTAACACATTGAGAGATGAAATTGATGGATTGGAAGAGAGCATTTAAAATTGCGATATTACATCCATTCCAAATGGTGTGGAGTTTCTTTGATAATGATAATCACCGTATTGTAAGTAAAAGAGGTTTAGAAATATTAAATAATAAAGAATATGACGACAGTAAAAATTAAAAGCGGAGATTGGGAAGTTGATGCATCTACCACCAAACATTTTGAATATCCATCTGGGGTTCAGGGTTTTATTACAACAGCAATTGAATCTGCGGTTAAGAACTATGTTGAACCAAAATCGGCAATCAAACAATCTGATTTAGATATTAAAGACAACCAAATTATGTTATTAAAAGAAGATTTGGAAGTGGTTCATATGTACTTGGATGGATTGTTGGTTCCAAGAAAAAATGATAATGGTGAGACATACTCAATTGTTGGGAGAATAAAACAATTTGAGAATGAGATGGTAAAACAGATTTCAAACTTGGAATCAATTTATCTTGAAGAACAATCAAAGATGTATACCGAATCAGAGGTTGAGAAACATTTGGAAACTCAAAGAGGTAATTGTTGGGTTGAAGCTGACCAAGGTGGCATGAATAAAATAATGGAAGCTCCTGAACCTGTAAATTGGAGAAAAATAAATAATAATTAATATGACACTAGGAGAATTTATTAAAAACTTTAGTCATAACAATATCATTAGGTTACATTACAAGGAACATGGTGGTACTGTACTTGTATTGAGAGATTGGAACGATGTTTCAATGGACCACGAGATTTTAAAAGGTAAAGGTAAGAACAGACATTACATTAACAATGAGGTATTGGGACTAACGGGAATTAATTTCGGACAGGGATATACTCATTATCCTGAAGCAATTAACATTGTGATTGAGAAACTGGATAACCAACCAATGATTGAAGAAACTCCTGACGAAACTGAATTTAATACTGAAAGCTGCGACTGATATGAGAAGTAAAACATTAGACAGAATCCTTAAAGAAATGGAGAACGACCCTTGGCATGTTAAGTTAAGAAGGTGGTGGAGAGTTAGATTGTGGGTATGGACTTGTAGAACAAGATGGATTTGGGATTTAGAATATGAACGTAATATCTTTAGAAATAAGAAAAACAAATAAAGTTACAGTTTTGGGTGTTGGTAGATTAAATACGTAAAAATACGTATTGGGGGATTGTGGAAGTAGTGATATATTTGTAAAAGAAATAAAAACAAAACTAAATAACTATGGAAAAAAATAAGTATGATGATTACTCAAAAACTCAAGAAGACCCATCTCTTGGGCTAGAATTATCTATTGTAGCAATAGCAATAACATTTATAATTGTATTCTTTAAAATCTCAACATTATAACTATGGAAAAAGAATTTGTACCCTACGAAGAGGCTTGGGAACTAAAGCATCTTGGTTTTGATGAACCTTTTTTTGGATATTATCACAACTTGGGGCTTCACCAATTATTATTGTCCCAAAGGGATTTAAGAGCAGACAATAATGATAGCATTGAGTATTGTGTAGCACCAACCTATTCACAAGCATTCAGATGGTTTAGAGAGAAGTATGATTTATATGGAGAGGTAAAATTAACTTCTGTAAATCTACCCAATGAATCTGACTTTGCATGGTATGCTTATGATGCATCTGGAAATGATTGGGAAGATAACGTATTCCAAGAGACATACGAAGAGGCTGAATTAGCTTGCCTACAAAAGCTGATAGAGATTGTTAAAACTAAATAACTATGGAAAAGAGATTTGTAGTAAAAAACTTTGAGACTGGACTATACCTGCAATATGCATGGGATGAAAAAGATGTATGGGGTACAGGTAATGGCTCCCCATACTATTTTGATACACGTGAGGCAGCTAAAGATTTTATCAGCAGAAGAGATGGTAAGTTCCAAATAGAAGCAGTGTATGTAATTTAAGTAACTATGAGCATAAAATTAAACAAACATATACCACTTAACTCAATAAGTTGGTTGCAGAAAGAATATACTCTAAGTAGAGGCATTATTACCAAGATGGATTTTGAAAGAGCCTATGAAATGATTAAACAGCAGAACTTAATTAAAAACTAAATAACTATGGAAAACCTCAAAGTATATTCTACAAATGGTAATCTTATCCAACATTCAAAACCTATCGTTACTGTTGAGACGGAAGTTGAGATTGCAGGACAAGGAGAATTACCAATTACAATAATTGCAGATTTTACAAATATTCCTGAACATAAGCATGAGATGTTTTTACAGGCATTTAAAATGATGTACAAAATTAAATTTTAAACTAAATAACTATGAAAATTATAATTAACAACAACAACGCTGATTCAAGACAATCAGCCATTGTAGAAATTGACACTAAACATTGCAATTATCCTTACGCAATCAGAGAAGCTTTTGAATTGGCTTTAAAACTAGATGGTTACACTGAAAATACGATAGATGACGTATTTAACCGAACAACAGGTGAAGTAGGCTGCGAAAACTAAAAGTTATGAATAACGAAATTGAAATAAAACCAGTATCCGAAATGGAAGCTGACACAAGACAAATTTGTGAGATACGATTTGATTGTTTGGTAAAAATGCATGATGTTGCGTTTATGAAGTATGAGGGAATGTGGGGACATGAGCAACAATCCAAAACACCTCAATGGTTTAGAGCAAATCACATTCTAACATTAGATGAGGTTAAATATGCTGACCCATATACATTAGGAGTGAGAATTAAAGAAATGTATCATCAATTAGAAAAAACAATAGAAAAATATGAACAACCTAGATAAACAATATCAAACATTACTACAAACCATTTTAGACTTTGGGGTGGAGAAGAAAGACCGAACTGGTACAGGAACCAAATCAATTTTTGGTTACACCATTCGTCATAATATGAAAGATGGATTTCCACTTCTTACAACCAAGAAGATGGCTTGGAAAACTATGGTAACTGAATTGCTATGGTTTTTAAGAGGTGATACCAACATCAAATACCTTGTTGACAACAATTGTCATATCTGGGATGGTGATGCTTATAAGAGATATGTTGATAGTGATGAAGTAAGATGGCCAAAGAGTAAAGAAGATTTTATTGAACATATCAAAACAGATGATGAGTTTGCTAGAAAGTGGGGTGAGTTAGGTCCTGTGTATGGTAAGCAGTGGAGAAGGTGGCATACAGGTTGGGATGTAGTTGAAGATAAGAGTAAAGAGGCAGGCGTAAGAAGGATTGAGTATGGGATAGACCAAATCGCAAACCTAATCAACGACCTTAAAACAAATCCAGACTCAAGACGATTGATGGTTAATGCTTATAATGTAGGTCAATTAGACCAAATGGTTCTTCCACCTTGTCATTATGGATTTCAAGTTTATACGAGAGAGTTGAGTTTGGAAGAGAGGTTTAAGTTGCAAATGGAATCAGTAGCATATTCAGGACGAATAAACTTTGAAGAACAATATATCAAAGATGTGTGTGATAAATTTAACATACCAACCAGAGCAATCTCTTTAATGTTTAATATGAGAAGTACAGATGTTGGACTTGGGCTGAGTTTCAATTTATCATCATATGGATTATTATTGATGATGATTGCTAAACAAGTTAATATGGTTCCTAACGAATTAATTTATAATGGTGGAGACGTTCATTTATATCTTAATCACATTGAACCGATTAAAGAACAATTAACAAGAGAACCATACGAATTACCTATTGTAAAATTAAGCGATAGAGTTGTTAATGATATCTCGGAATATACTTTGGATGATATTAAACTTGAAGGTTATCAATCACATCCGACAATTAAATTACCATTATCCAATTAACCTATGACCGCAACGTTAGAACCTGTAACTCATATTGACACATCAGATGTGTTATATGATACAAAGATGAAACATCTATGCATTTATCCACAAGGGGCACCTTGTTATGATGTGGAGTATATTAAGAAGAATTGTTTAAGAGTAGTAATAAAAGATTAATTATGATTAAATTTAGAATAGTTGAAGTCATTGAAAAATCAGGACACGCAGACAGAAAAGGTTATTGGATTGTGGAACAAAAGAAATGGTTTGGGTGGGTAGAAATCTATAATAATGAAGGACCAAATTTTGAATCAGTTGAACATAAATCTTATAAAGATGCCGAACTTTATCTATTAGAAAAATACACAGGTCACGGAGAATGTAGAGTATTCGGAAATGTTTATGTCTATAAACCTTACACTTATTATGTATGACAATACAAAACAAATTCAAGATTGGAGATGTTGTTTATATTAATTCAGATATAAATCAAACACCTCAAACAATAATTGCAATTACGGTTTATAGTGATGAGTATCATACCTATAAATTGAACTCAAAAGAAGATTGTGCGGACTACCGTGATTATGAAATATCATATGAGAAAAATGTGTTATTAAAGATTGAGAATTATTAATTTATATAATGGATAACTTTAAACACATATTAAATCGTATTAAGACTCAATTGGAGAACGTTAATTACGAGAATGGGGATATGTCTGATATTGGGAATGAGATTGGTATTGTCTTGGGTGAGTTTATTACAACCGAAGAAGAACTAAATGATTTTATTACAGGACTAAAACACGGAATATCATTAAAAAATGGAACACACTGATGATTTATGGTGTCAGTATTCTGATTTACCAAGCGTAATGTCTTACGATATGCCAAAAGAAAAAAAATACCCCGATAACGTTGTATGGAGTGAGGAACGTGGATACTACGCTCATCTATTACCATACGCAACAAATGTCGGAGCGCCTGTCATCATACCTGACAACATATCAACATGGAAGAATGAGAGGATACTGAAGACAAACCATTACTTCCAAAAGAAATATCAAGAAATCAAAGAACAATACGACGAGTTACTCAAAGAGTTTGAATGGAATAGTGTTGTCTATGGTTCTAATTATAAATTTCAACCAATAATTGGTGAAACATATTACCTATACCGTAGACAAGATGGGGAATTATTCTTATCAATTATTAAACCAACGGAATGGAAACAAGAATATGTTGGTGAGTTTGAGTTGGACTCAGAAAATAAATGGATTAAAAAAGATTAAATGAAAGGAATTATTTTGGCAGGTGGTTCAGGAACAAGACTACACCCTTTAACTATTTCAGTAACAAAACAATTGTTACCAATTTACGATAAGCCGATGATATACTATCCCTTATCAACCCTCATGTCTTTGGGTATTAAAGATATATTAATCATCTGTACACCAAACGATAAACATCTATTTGAACAACTATTAGGTGATGGAAAACAATTTGGTATTAACTTAAATTATAGAATACAACCATCACCTGATGGACTAGCACAAGCATTTATCATAGGTGAGGACTTCATTGGTGATGATAGTGTTGCGTTGGTTCTTGGTGATAATATATTCTCAGGATTGGATATCAGGAAGATTAAGAAATCAATTAAGAACATCAATGGTTCAATGATATTTGCTTATCACGTTCATGACCCTGAAAGATATGGTGTAGTTGAGTTTGATGAGGAATGTAATGTAGTTAGTTTGGATGAGAAACCAACAATCCCAAAATCAAATTATGCTGTACCAGGTTTATACTTCTACGATAATAATGTGATACAGATTGCTAAGAAGATTAAACCATCTTGGAGAGGTGAACTTGAGATTACTGATGTGAATAGAGATTATCTTGAAAGGAACATGTTAAAGGTTCATATCCTTGAGAGAGGAACCGCATGGCTTGATACTGGGACCTTTGAATCACTTATGCAAGCTTCAAACTACGTTCAGAGTATTGAGGAGAGACAAGGGTTAAAGATTGGGTGTATTGAGGAGATTGCCTATCTAAATAAATGGATTAATAAAGGTGAACTTATCTATTTTGCTGAGAAATACCACAAGAATAATTACGGAAAATATCTTAGAGGTTTAATTGATAGAATTTAACATTAACCTTTGACAAAAATAATACTTTATTTTATATTTTAACTATGAGTGTAAACAGTTCTGATTTTATTGAAGAAATAATACATGAGGCATATTCTAAAGATATGTACAAGGAGTTATTTGAACTTGCAAAAAAGTATAGAAATAGTGATGGAGTACCATTTTACGATTCATTTGAGAAAGCGTATTATGAACTCGGAATACCTGAAATTAATACAATATGATATATAAGTTAGAATACATTTGGTTGGACGGATATACTCCTGAACCAAACTTAAGAAGTAAAACAAAAGTTTTAACATCAGAAATTGAACCAGAATTAGAGTCACTTCCAATATGGAACTTTGATGGTTCATCAACAAATCAGGCGGAAGGTAACTATTCAGATTGTATTTTAAAACCTGTAAAACTAATTAGAGACCCACAGAGAAAAAATGGTTATTTGGTATTGTGTGAGGTTTTAAACCCTGACATGACACCACATAGTTCCAATACTCGTTCATTGATTAAAGACGACTCAAATACTTGGGTTGGGTTTGAACAGGAGTATTTCCTTTGGAGTAACAAATTACCTTTAGGTCATACTAAAGATGTGACAATGAGACCACAAGGTGAATACTATTGTGGGATAGGTTCTGAAAATGTTGTTGCTCGAGATATTGTTGAACATCATTTAGATGTTTGTTTATCGGCAGGACTTAATGTTACAGGTATTAACGCTGAAGTGGCACTTGGACAATGGGAGTTCCAAGTGATGGGTAAAGGTACATTAGATT